ATCTATACGGCCTTTCCGGGTGGAGATCTATTCGGAATGAATCGTATCGTGTGGATGTGTGATGCATGTTCGCCTGATGTGATCATTATCCAGCAGGACCCATGGCACTATCCTGGATACATGCATCAGTTGGCAAAAGTGCCAGAGTACAAGAAACTTCCGGTGATTGGATTCGTGGCCGTGGATGGATTGAACTGTCGTGGTCGCGATCTGAATGGCCTTGCCATGGCCATTTTCTGGACTCAGTTCGGTGAGGAACAGGCCCGACTTGGTGGTTATGTCGGACCGAGTGCAGTAGTTCCTCTAGGTGTGAATACTACTATTTACACTCCAGGAGACAAACGCGAGGCACGCGAGAAGCTGGGTCTCCCTGCTCGTCTACGAGATGCATACATTGTTGGCAATATCAATCGGAATCAGATCCGCAAGCGACTGGATCTGACTGTTCGATACTTTGCTCGATGGTGGAAAGAGCTTGGTAGTCCTCGAGATGTGTTCTTGTTCTTGCATGTTGCACCATCTGGTGAGAATGCCTTTGATCTGAAGCAATTGGCTGCATACTATGAGATGCTGCCTCAGATGATACTGGCAGAACCTCCTATCTGGTGTGGCGTTGAAGAACCACGCATGTGCGAGACTTATCGAGCATTCGATGTACAGATTAGCACCACACAAGGCGAGGGCGACGGCCTCACGACGAAAGAAGGCATGGCTTGTTGTATCCCTCAGATCGTGCCACAGTGGTCGGCCCTTGGTGAATGGGCTGTGGGTGCGGCACACTTGGTGCCATGCACGACAGTGGCCACGACTCTCATCGTGAATTCCATCGGTGGAGTAGCTGACGAAACACTCTTCGTGGACGCGCTCCATCGAGTGCACGCGATCGAGGAGTATCGTCAAACTCTGGCTCGCAAGGGCTATGATTGCATGCATCAGGACAAGTATCGCTGGGAGACTGTAGGCAGGGATTTCTTTGGCCATCTGGAAAGTGTCATGGCAACACCCATGGAACAAACAGCATGAGTGAGATCAAGGGCACGAAAGAGATGGTCAAAAAGATCATGGAGGCTGCAGTCGAAACTCCACTGGCAGTTGGTCGTGCCATCTATCAGGAAGCTCAGATCGAAGTCACTGAGATGAAGCGACGTTGTCCAGTCGATGTCAGGGAAGATGCTCCACATCCAGGCAACCTGCGAAATTCGATCCATGCGGAAGAGCCTCGACATGGCGAGGGCAATCGTATCTATGTGCTTGTTGCGACTGGACAACAGGCACCATACGGGATCTATGTCCATGAGGATCCTGATGCCCATCACGTAGTGGGCGAGTGGAAGTTCATGGAAGGACCATTGAAGGAATCCGCGCCGTACATGGCTGCCCGAGTCGCTGCTCGCATCGATCTGAACAAGAAGAAATCGATGGCGGAGGAGTGATGCCGTTCTTGGATGAGATCGCGGCGCGTATCGTGGCTCAGGGTGCAGGAGTCTTGAATCAGACTTTGTTCTTGAGTACCAAGGCTGTTCTTCCAATCAATCCATCTGCGCCACCATTTACGGCTATCGTGGAGTATGGTGGAATGACATCGCGTCGGACTCAGAACAATTCATCCACGCAGCGACCGAGTGCACAGTTGGTATCTCGTGCGATCTCCTATCCAGCTGCTCGCACACAGGCCCAGAAAGTCTATGATGCATTGGGTGGAGACAATGGGTTGTTCAACATAGTGCTGAGTGGTGTATTCTATGTGAGCATCATCCCGGTGCAGCAATTATACGATCTGGGGCTGGATGAACTACAGCGAGCACGAGTTTCCTTCAACATCGATGTGGAGAAATACCCATCGTAAGGAGTGTGACAGATGGCGAAGTCAGGACATGGTGCACTAATCTACTGGGAGCCCCAGCCTGGGCAGCCGATGGTGCAAATCGGTGAGCTCGGCGATATCACGACTCCTGCTCTGTCGCGCAACGAATTCGATGCGACGACACAGAACGTGGACATCGACACCTATGTGCTCGGCGTCCTCCGTCGAGAAGCACTACAGTTCAAGATCAACTTCATGGAGTCGGGCGATGCAACCCATGACCATGTCACTGGTCTCATCAAAGGGATCATTGACAACCTTGTGCGTGGGTTCAAGTACACTTTCCCCAATGGCCTTGCATGGATCATGTCGGGGCAAGTCCAGTCTGTCAAGATCACCGATCCTGTGGATGGTCTACAGTCGGCCGATTGCTCTGTGAGGATGAGTGGGAAGATGTCTATCGGCAACGTTTCGGTCGGCTAGAACCGGGAAGGCCGGAACCGCAGAAACAGCCGAGAATCAACGAGGATCAACGAGGATCAAAAATCTTCGCGGTCCGTGGAGCTAACCTTGATGTGATCTGAGATCGTTGATTCTCGGCGATCCTCGTTGCTTTTCGAACAGTTTGACTATGATGTCTATCGTGGCAGAAAGGACTTCCAGTGGCAGATGAAAACGAGGGCAAAGTATTTGAGACGGTGGAAGATATGCTTGCTGCTCCAGACGTCGAGTACGCCACGATACCTGGATGGAGTGGACTCATTCGTATCGGTTCATTGACTGCTGGCGATATGATCGAGTGGACCGAGGCCAATGAAGGCGAGGCCAAGCGGACTGCCGGTCTTCGACTGATCGTCAAGTCGTTGGTGAATTCAGATGGCAAGAGGATCGGGAATGACAAGCATATCCCGCTCCTGCGAGCGAAGTCACATAAGGTGACTGAACAGGTCGTCAAGGCCATTCTGAAGCTCAATGGCTTCAACATCAAGGACGATGAGAAATCAAAAAAAGATTGAGGCGGAATACCCATCGGTATTTCGCCTACCAGCTGGCAGTCCGATTAGGTCGTCTCAATGTAGATCGGATGCTGCGTGATCTCACAGCTAAGCAGTTTCTTGGATGGGAGGAGTACGCACGTCTTAATCCATTAGATGCACCAGAACTTCGGGCCGACTGGAGAATGGCTGCGATGCTGAAGCACATGTTCGACCACAATCAACGATTGGTCGATGCAGTGCTCGCTGCAGCTGGTGCTAAGAAGTCAGATCGACCTAAGATGATTCAGACGAAACTTGAAGACTTCATCCTTCAGTGGGTAGATCCAGAGTCGCCAGTAACCTCGAAGCGCAAACAGTCGTGGGAAGATCAATTCAGGATAGCACAGTTGATCAACACTGCCTTCTCAGCACCTGAGGGTCACGCGTAGTGGACATCGGGACACTTACAGGCACCATCGAGATCGAGGACCAGTTATCACATGGTCTCGAGCTCGCTGCCCATCGAGTAGAGGAATTTGCTCAAGATTTTCTGGACATGTTAGGTCCAGAGGGCAAAATAGTAGCTGGAGTTGCAGCTGGTGCAGCTGCAATGTTCACTGCTATCACTGCAGCGATTACTGCTCTGGGCGTCAAGGGTGCCGATGTCAATGACTTAGCCAATACATTTGATCATTTTGCTGGTAGTGTGGAAAATGCTGAATCTATCATGGAGGCAATGCGTGAGGGTACTCTGAATACCGTCGGCGACATGACATTGATGAAGGAAACATCGAAACTGTTATCATCTGGTACTCTGGAAAATGCTGAAGATTTCAAGACGTTAACAGAGGCTGCATTTGTATTGCAGAATCGAGGATTTGGAACGACCACTGAAGAATTAGGCAAGTTGTCATCGGCAATGATGACAGGTCGTACTCGCGCTCTGCAAGCGGAAGTTGGGATTATCGATTTAGCAAAAGGACAGAGGGAATACGCTGAATCTCTTGGTGTGGAAAAGCTGGACTCCTATCAGAAAAAACTGGCGGACCAGCAGACCATTATGAATACGTTGAAAGGCATAGTTGAGGAGGCTGGAAATCAAGAGCGAGACTTTGGTGAGGAAATCGAGGCAGCCAAGGTGAAGTTTGAGAATTTCATGGATGATCTCGCCAGTCGAGTGGCAGCATCTCCTGTTATGATGGAGGCGCTGAAAGGAATAGGCGAGGCATTCAATGACATTTTCGGCGAGAAGGGCAAGGGTGCCATCGACATTTTAGTTGTTGCGATGGAAAGTTTCGCACGATTCGTAGTTCGACTGGGAATCGAATTTATCAACTTTGGTCAGGGTGTCCTTGCAGTCTGGAATAGCATCAAAACGGCAGTGCTTGCAGTCGAAACTGCCATAGTCTATCTGGCAGAGAAACTCGGGAACATCTATGCGTTCATGGCATCGATGGCTGGAAAGGCCCATCTGATGTCACCTGAGAATGTTGCCGAGATCCAAGATGCAGCGGTCCAGTTGAAAGGCATGCGCGATTCCCTCGTGAATCAGACGAAGGAAGCCTATGCAGCATCTAATGGACAGGATGCGTTGGGCAAGAGCCTCGAGGCGGCGCGACAGGCCTTGATCAAGACCCATGAGAAGATGTCTGAAGGTGGTAAAGCTGCCGATGCATTTGTGGGTCCAATAAACAAGGTTACTCGTGCAATAGCTGATCAAAATGATGGATTGGATAAGCATGACAAACAGCTGCAAGATCTCATCGATTCATGGACAGGTGAAAGCAAGAAGATGGATCTTGTTCGGGAAGCCTATGAGAAGCTGACACCGGCTCAGAAGGATTCATACGAGGTACAGCAAGCACTTGTGCCGATCATCCAGAAGATGATCGATGGTCATTATAAGGTCAGCGACGCAATGATGGCGACATATAATGCTGCAATCAAAGCACGTGAGCAATTGATCGCCCATGATAAGGCGATGCTGGAGGCCAAAGGAATTACACAGGATTACATCGACGAACAAAAGCAGATGGGTAAGTCGGAAGCAGAAATTGCTACTGCATTGGGAGTGAGCTCTGAGAGTCTGAAGCTATATCAAGCCGATATCAAAAAGGCCAGCGAAGAGCTCGATGCTCACATGAAGCGTATCCAGGACTTCCGTAAGACTGGAGAAGAGGGCGCTGCTGCAGTGGCTAAGGGTTTTGCTGGCATGCCATTGGTACTGACCCAGTTGGGACAGTCGATGGGAACCGTGCAGTTGACGGCCAAGCAGATTGGCACGACAATGGGCACGATGATCCCCGATAATGCAACTGCGGCTCAAAAGGCAATTACCGATGCAATGACAGCCAGTTATGAGAAGCTGTTGCCATTGAACAGCGAGATGAGCGAACTTGTTGATAAGATGTCTGGTGCCGGTGTCAGTGGACAGGACATGTCCAAGGCACTCGGCATGTCAATGGATACGCTCATCGAGAAGATGGCTGCAGCTGGCATGTCAGTTGAAGAGATTGCTCAGAAACTGAACATGACCCAGGATGCAGTTATTGCAGCTGCACCTAAGATGGCGTCTGCATGGGAGACTGCCTTTAGTGGTCTCGCTGGGATGTTTACTCAGTTAGGGCAGGCCGCAGGTGGTACACTTGGTAAGACGCTTGGTGGTCTTGGTCAGTCAGTTGTCATTGCAAATGATGCAATGAAACAAGCAAAGAAACTAGGTGATATCCAAGGTGATACTGCAGGCAAGTTTGGATATCTCAGTGTTGCATTCGATGGTAATGCTAAAGCAGCCGATCGAATGACAGCTGGTATCGCTGCAGCTGGAACTGCTATCCAAGGCTTTCAAGAATTACAGGGAGCAATGGATCAGCGTGGTCGAGGCAGTCGCGCTCTTAGTGGCGCTATGGCAGGTGCGAAGATTGGTGCTATTGCTGGTCCTTGGGGTATGGCTGTGGGCGCTGGCGTGGGTGCTCTCATTGGTGCGTTCAAGGGCGATCCGAAGTGGGTGCAGGCGCAAGATGCTATCGCGAAAGATTTCGGTGCTCACGTATCTGACGAAACGGCCAAAGCCATAGCAGATTCTGCTAAGGCCGACTTTGGCGGATCCATGCAAGCTTCGGCCATTGGACATCTGGCGGATATCATTAAGGAAGCTGGCGGAGTTTCCAAATCGAATCTTGAGCAGATGACTGCTCGTCTGCATGATACGTTCTCGATGATCGAAACGCATCAGATGACGATTGCTCAGGGTACGAAAGTACTTGACGACAATTGGGCAACGTTCGCTCAGGCTGGAACTAGTTCAGTTGGTTTGTTGAGTAAGAGTTTAACGGACATCGTCCAACTGAACGACAAGTTTGGTACTCAGTCTCAGGCCATTACCCAGTACCTTGGGCAACAGGGTGCGGCCGCACTCAATGGATTTACTACTTCGTTGGTAATTGGCGCGCAAGCGATCACTGCGTTGGGCGATGGATCAGAAAAGACGGCGGAGCAGACTGCGACACTGCAAGGTATCATCGACGCCACTGCGATTCATACCCAAGCCGCGGCGGATGCAATGTCTGCCGGTGTCATGGCGAGTTTTTCAGCCATGGTCGATGCTGGTATGTCATACAGCGACGCGGTGAAGAATATTACACCGGCATTAGATGCGTTGAAGGTTCAGATGCAAGCGGCCGGTCTTACTGGGTCACAAGCGTTTGACTTCATGGAACAGCAAGTAGCATTGTTCTCAGACGCAGTTGCTGGACCTGCGTTGCAATCGGTTGACGGTCTCACGCAGGGGATGGTAGCCCTTAATAACATGGGCCAGATGAACCAGGATACATTCGCTGCGCTGTCTGGTCAGGTTACTCAGACGTTCGATACATTAGTTGCTAAGGGATATGACGGCACTACGGTCATGCTGGGGATGAAAGACTCTCTCCAGCGGATGTGGGAAGAGCAGCAGGAGTTTGGCTACAAAACCGATGACGCTACGCAAGCACTCATTGACCAAGCAGCGGCCGAGGGTATCGTTGGTGAGAAGCATAAGTCGGTCAACGAGCAGATGTTGGATGCCAGCAATCGAATGGTTACGGTATTGGAAGCTATTGGCAAGACATTCGGTGCGGATATCCCCGACCAAGCCATGTCCGGTGCAACGAAAGTTCAGAAAGCACTCGATTCGATCAAGGCTCCAGCATTGACTGTGCAGGTGCAATATAACGATCCTGGCTTCGATACGTCGACGCGTCATATTAACGTAGAGTACGCCGAACCTGAGCACCATGCCACTGGCGGTATCGTTGGAACACAGTATCTTGCTTCTGGTGGAGAAGTTGTTCCATTCATTCCAAAGGGTACGGACACTGTTCCGGCCATGCTCACTCCAGGAGAGCGAGTGTTAACGGTTGAACAGAATCAAACATATGAGAACTACATGGAAGGTCCCTCGAATCAAGAAGTTGTCGATGCTGTAAACGGTCTTCGCGCTGATATGAGTACAAAACTGCCCCGCGCGCTCGCGCGCTCGCTGCATACAGGTCTAGTTGGTCTCAGAGTGGCCTAATTCATGGCCCCTCGTCTTCAAGTCATCGAAAACCTCGCAAAGTTAGTCGTCATTGCCACTGGAGGTGATGGTACTCCTGGTGACGGAGTTGTGCTCGCCTACGCAGGAGCAGATGGCAGGGGCATTGAGACAGACCCGACACGTGCGATCGCATGGCTTGGCATGGGTGGTATGGTGTCAGGTGATTTCACGAGTACAATTGCTGTCTGGCCAAAAGGACCGTATGCTGCAGCCGTGATGAGTGATCGTGCAATCGCTTACTATCGCTTCGATGAAGGAGACGCAGTTACAGGCACTAACATTACTGATGTCACTGGATATTCAACTTATCACTCGATGGGCACAAGTGGTTCGGCGTTGTTCCATGAGGCTGGCGCGTTGGCCGACGGGAACTACGCCATGAAGTACACTGGTGGGAGTTCTGCAACACCCTCTGCGCTTGCTGCTGAATTAGATTTCGCCGAAGCGATCTCGTGTGAGGCGTGGGTGAAAGTTCCAGTCGCAAACCATTACGGAGGTGTAGTTACTAAGACAGTAGCGGCTGGTTCTACTGCAGCTTTCATGATGTTCGTGTGGAATGGTGTCATCTACTGGCGTGTCTATAAAGATGGTACGAACTACGGACAACTGAACACTTCCGTGCTGAATTTGAATCAATGGTATCACGCGGTTGGCACCTATGATGGGTTCACGCTGAAACTTTACTTGAATGGTGCATTAGTAGGCTCAACACTTTTTCAGGGACCGCTCTACAAAGGCGCAGGCTCGGTTCAAGTTGCGAACAATGCCGGGATTACGGTCAATCCATCGAACATGTGGATCGATGAGGTCGCACTCTATCCACTCGAACTCAGCGCCGCACGCGTGCTTTATCATTATCAGCAGGCAGCACGCACGTCTGAATCATTCACAATCCATTTCGTGAAGAACGCGTATGTAAGTAAAGTGACGGCTGATAGTCCGTCGACCTATTGGCGCTTGCAAGATGGTTATGTAACGACGGTAGTTGGTAACACAATTGCCGGTGCTCCAAATGCGACGATTGAACGAGGTGTGGTTGCTGCGATATGTGGTCCTATTGGAGCGCAATCGGCGATGCGCTTTGATGGCGGTGCCTACTATGCGAAACGAGTGATTGCAGATGGGGCTGCGTCATACTGGCGATTGGGAGAGACATCAGGCACAACGGCGGTTGATAGTATTGGTGGTGCAAAGAACGGTACGATTAGCGCGAGTGGTGTGACGCTGGCGCAAGCTGGTGCTGTTCAAGACGGCAATACGGCGATGGCGTTCAATGGGACGACTGGCCGTATTTCGATGGCAGCAATTCCTGTTCAAATAAGTGCCACAATCGAAGCATGGGTAAAACAAGCAGCACCTACGACACAGCAACCTTTCTTTTCAAATCGTGGTGTTGCGGGAAGTGTTGTCTATGTAGGTTTATCGAGCGGTAAAGCCTTTCTCTATGATAATGGCGCTGGAGCGCATGTTGGCAGTCGAGTCATTAGTGATGGGGCATGGCATCATATCGTCTTTGTCCTTACATCGACGTCGTGCACATCTTATATTGATGGAACATTTGATGCAACTACATCGTGGACACGGTCGGCAGGTCCGTTCACTGGTGGGCCTGGTTATATTGGATATGATGTAGCTACGACAAATAGTTGGAACGGCAGTATTGATGAAGTTGCAATCTATAACTATGCACTAGCTGCATCGGCAATTACTGCACACTACAACCTCGGACTCACCGTCGTTGGTCCAGCATCTGGTGGCAACGTCTACGCACCGACGGGTGCCTATCAAACGTTCGGCACCACGTCGTGCTCGCTTGAATGCTGGGCGCGTCTTGTGTCGGTCCCCATATCAACACAATGTCTTATTGACATGGCGCTCGGCGGCGGTTATACGGCAGGCATTCAGTTACGACTAACGCCGACTGATTTCCAAGCACTCGTGCTCGATGGAACTAGTTTGAACGTAGCTACCTATGCTGGTGTTGCTGCGGCTGCGAGTGATAAACAATGGCGACACTTTGTCGTGGTTGTTGATCGCACAGCGGCGCTGCTGCGTCTCTATATCAATGGCGTGCAAGTCGCATCAGCGGCAATCACGGTCGGGAGTTGCAGTTCGACACAAGGTACGACCATTGGAACGTATCAATATCGTGCTGATTGGTTCTTCAACGGAGAGATTTCAGAGGTTGCCGCCTATAAGACTGGCCTGACACCGACGCAGATCCAGAATCACTACAATTTGCCATATGTGTTCTACACGGCGAAGCCGCTGAAACTCGATATCCGACCTTACCCAGACGCCATCTTAGAGATGGAATTCTTCGGCAAGAAGAATGGCTGGGGCATTGTGCGTGACTGGCTGCAGAAGCCAGGTATTCAATTTCATCGTGGCCTGCCAGGACAAACGGTCACAGATCTCGTCGCTGATATCGGCACGATGAGTTTTACTCTGAATAATAGTGAAACAAATAGTGCTGGAACAGTTGGCTATTATAGTCCCGATCATGTTGATAAACGCTATGGTCTCTATCTCAATATCGGCGTGCGCTTTCGTATCGGTGAAAATGTACGTTTCACTGGGACACTCTCTGCACTTGATCCACTTCCTGGCAAATGGGGTGCACGCACAGTCAGTGCTGAAGTCGTTGACTGGATGAGCGTGGCTGATCGTACGCGACTCAGTAATTTGCCTGTCTTAATAAACAAACGTGGTGAAGAGGTCTTTCAGACGTTGATTGATAGTTTGCCGATTACAGCAAAACCTGATGCCGTTGAGAAAGATGTCACAGTTGATACGTTCCCGTATACGCTCGATAGAACACGCGATGAACAGACTGTGTTGCGTGATGAAATCTATCGCGTTTGTACGAGCGGCATGTATCGTTGCTATATGCGCGGTGATGGCACCGTTGTTTTTGAAAATCGCACGCGACGTGCAACAGCCTTCACAAGTGTCGATACATTCTCAGACTCGAAATCATTTTCAGCTACGCACGACCGTTCGACTGTCGTTAATCGCGTGCAGATGACGATTCACCCACGACTGCCAAGTGCGACTGATGTCGTGATGTATTCACTTGCACAGCCGATTG